TTTTGTAGAAGGCACCGTCAGTGTATACACTGGCGTAACAAGTTCAGGTAATGGCATAACAATAGTATATTGTAAATTTATTTATCAGGATTCTAGAAGAGTTTTCTAGCTAAAGCGAAGGCACCTCCAGCAACAACCCCACGTCTAACCCACTTATTCCTCAATATCTTAGGAAGCTTAGGCTTCTTAACCTTAGGAGAATTGCCATCATTTTCGTTCTGAGCTTTGATAGCAGGGGCAGTTTCAGATGGTGGAGTAGCACTAACTTTACTTATTGCATACGTTATATGACTGTATTCATAGTAAAATCCTACAGATACTTTTACAAGTTGTGCTGGACCTGCAGAGTATGGTATTGATGATACAGTATATGGATATGCCTTAGCAATTTTAGCTGTATATCCCTTTCTATAATTCTTTTGATCTTCGGGACGATTAAATTTCTCTAATTTAGTTATAACCAAGTCAGCGACATAATTATCATAATACCTTTGTACAAATGCTTGTTGATTATATCTAAAATAATCTCCATCAGGTACATACAAGGGATCTCCGTTGGGAGAAGGACCAGCATTCATAACATAATCCTGCCAAGCTCTAAAGAATACCAATGCAGTTGATTCAGAATCCAAGAAGAAACTGACATCAAGTTCATTGTATACTTTATTACCTGCCATCTTCTGAGTGATACCTTTCCATGGCATCTTTACATCAGTACCAGAGTATGTTACACCTGGCATTTGTATCTCATTACACTCAAGTTGAAGTCTAGCTTGATTTTTACTTACTAAATCATCCGTACCTCCCTCTCCAGGATCAAGCTCATTTGATAACCATTTCCTTAAAGGTTCAGGCATCTGTATATCAAACTGATACAAATTAGACGCAGAAATACCCCCAGCCTGTTTTAATATCTCCTGCTGGAATTCCAGTACGCCTCTTTTTGGTGTTTCAATTGCCATAAATATTACTTATGGTGTGACCATCTTTATTTATGCCTACTTACAAAGGAAAGTACAGAGTAAGAAATTATCGCAAGTATAAAGGGGATCCTACTAACGTAGTATATAGGTCTCTTTGGGAACGAAAGTTCATGGACTACTGCGATAGTACAAGAAATGTCCTTGAATGGTCGAGTGAAGAGCATGTTATTCCATATAAAGATCCAGTATCTAAGAAGTGGAGAAGATACTTTCCCGACTTCTATATGAAAGTCAAAGAGACTAATGGTAAAATACAATCATACTTAGTTGAGGTTAAACCAAAAAGACAGGTCGATGGTCCAACTCCTCAAAAGAAGCACACCAAACGTTATATAACTGAGGTAATGACGTATGCCACAAACAAAGCAAAGTGGGAAGCAGCAGAAGAGTACTGCAGGGACAGGCTTTGGGAGTTCAAAATCATCACAGAGCGAGAGCTCAAGGTTTGATGCCCTAATCGAACGATTAAAGGGTAATAAAATAACTAAAACCAAACTACGAGACGAAATATTCAATAAATTATATGATGATGCAACTGATCAACCCGAAGAAGGTAAGTGGTATCTGTTTGAATATGACCCAAAATTCAAAGATCAATTGAAACAATGGGATCAATATCCACTAATACACTTCCTAGATGTCAAAAAAGACAACATGTTGGGGGCAAATCTCCATTATATCAAAACAAACTCCCGATTAAGTGCGATAAATAATAAAAAGTTTCCTGCGTCTACGCTACACTACTATATACCGAAAAGAGCTGAGGCTATTTTCTTTGAGATTAAAGAAAGCGAAGTACAATTGTTAAGCCAACTGCCACTTGAGAAATTCCATAGAAATAGATGACAACTCATAGTTATCCAGCTACGATCAATCAAATTCCTTATGCTTCTTTTTTAGAGATAAAAAGGTGGAGTTATGATAAAGCTCAATCGGAGGTAATGAAGAATCAAAAAGATGCTTCAGGACTACTAGCAAATAGTTCATTTCAGCCGGCTGAAGCAGTTGAGAACTTCCTGGCCAATAATGTAGGAAAAGATATTGTCTCAAGTAAAACTTCTAGCACTGAAGATCAAATAAGAGATGTCCTTAGGAAGGAGATGGTAGATGAGGCGAATGCGACAGCTCAAGATGCAATCAATGCACAGAAAGAAGATAGCGACTGGTCTTTCGCACGAGACGAAGAAGTTAGAAATGCTAGATTAGAGGCTGAATCTTTTAGAAAAAATCTTAGTGATGATCAAATTAATGAAAGACTGAATGGAACTGAATGGGCAAAAGATGCATTAGATGCTGAACAGGAAAGAGAAGAAGAATTTAGAAGACAACAAGCTGGTCTAGTTAATATAATTGATGGAAAACCAGATTCATGCAATCTAGCACTTCCCAATGAATTCCAATATGGATATGGTGCAGACTGGAGTAATACTTTCAAACTGGGTACACTAGCTTTATTAGCAGAAAATCCAGGAGCTGCAGCGGCACTTGCTGGTGGTGCAGGACTAACAAACATGTTAGGTACTTTTGCAACTATGGCTACCTCAGGTTCAACCACTGGTGATCTTGGTAAAGCTTTTGGTGGTGGTGTAAAATGGGCTACAGATCCATTTAGTGTAGGGACAAAGTTAAATCTAACAAATTTTGCTGCAGCAGCTGGACTAGCACCGAATGAAAATGCTATGCAGTTCTTTAAGAAGATGGATTTCAGATCATTTGATTTCAACTTCCAATTAGCTGCAAGAAATGGGGATGAATCTACACAAATTGAATCTCTTATCCAATGGTTTAAAGTCGCAATGCATCCTGGTGCCTTAAAGTCATCAGGATCTTCAGTATTACTAGATTTCCCTGATGTATTTGAACTATGTCCAAAATTTGTTGCGGCAAAAGACGAAAAACAAGAGGAATTTGGTCCAGTAAGGCATCCTATGCTACCTAAGACTAAGTTATGTGCATTGACTAATTTGAAAGTCAATGCTACTCCAATGGCACAGCTAACCACAGTTTTTGATGGTTCATTCCCATTAATCACCATGAGCCTTACCTTTACTGAACTCACTGCTCTTACTAAAGCAGACTTTGGTTTAGATAAAATTGATATACCTAAGATTAACCAACGTGGGTTGACTAAGGATGGATATAATCAAAGAAAAGAAAACGGTTTCTACAACTACTAATGCTTAACTCACTTCCTAACTTATACTACAATATCAGGAATTCTCCAACTGACCCAAAGGTACTAGTTGGTAAGAATTTATGGAGACGTGCTGAATTATTGAGAGAATATAAATCTTCGATGACTATATTCAATGAGTATATCATAAAGGAAGGTGAGAAACCAGAAGATATTGCAATTAAGTTTTACAAAAATCCATTTTATAACTGGACAATTCTAGTCATTAATGATATAACTAATTTTTATGAGCAATGGCCAAGATCAACAAGACAATTAAATGAATACGTGTATGCCAAATACGATAACCCCATGGCAACTAAGCATTATGTAACTACAGAAGTTAAAGATGCGAATGATAACGTCATTGTACCTGCAGGTAAAATAGTTCCATCGTCATTCCAAGTAGCATATTGGAATGGAAGTGTTACTGTAACTGCTAATCCAGTTGTCAGTGTAACTTATTATAATCATGAAGCAGACTTAAATGCTAAGAAAGAAAAAATACAAATTGTTAAACCATCATACGTAGAAGATTTCGTCAAGGTATATAAGAAAAATCAAATAAAAGGTGGTATGATATCTGCTGGTAACTCATTCTACTCAATAGACTTGTCATAAAAAAAGGAGACCCACTAGGGGTCTCCCAAAATTCTGGTTCTCTTGGATCGTCCTTAGGATCCCAGTAGAAGAATTTCATCTGGGATAATCGACAATGTTTAAGAGGTTTAATCTTCATTTGCTAGTTTAGCGAAATAAGATAAGGTGTCATCTTGCCCGTCATTGGATGGGGTAGAAGTTCTACTGACCACTGGTTCAGGAGTTGATTCCTCTTGGAATTGCTCCTCCTCCACTTTAGCAGAGTAGTTGCCTTTAAGAGTTCTTTCGAGACGTTCCTTAAGTTCATCATATGATTTAAACTGATCATCAGCAGTGAAAGCAGCGAGACTATGCTCGGTCTTCCATAGTGCTTCTAATTCTTTGTCATTTAAACCGCCAAGGACAGACGACTTATCAAACTCAGACTTGTCGTAGTTCCAAAAGCCTGCAACCTTAGTAATCTTGAGTTTGAAGTCAGCACCCTTCCAAAGATCGAATGGGTTTACTGGTGTCTCATCCTCAAATGCTGGTTGCATTGATTCCATAATCTTGTCAAAGATCTTCTTACCATAACGGTATAGGAAGACTTTACCCTCATTCTGAGGATTTGCACTATCCTTAACAACATAGATGTTGCTGTAATAGTTCAATTTACGCTTTTGGTTGCGTGCTTGTGTTCTCTGTGTGGATCCTTCTCCACCAGAATTCCAGAGTTCCCTGTTCAAGTCTGAAACAGGATCCTTTTTACCTAAAGTTGTTAGACTGTTCTCAATATACCATCCACCTGGTCCTTGGAAGGCATGTGTCCACACTTGTGCCCATGGAAGGTCTTCTCCATTGGGTGCAGGAAGGAAGCGAATAACTGCGTAACCGTTACCTGCTTTGTCCACCTCTGGTTTCCAGAGACGCTCATCAGGACCAGTCTTTTCGGTCTTGTTGAGATTTTCTGCTTTAGAAAGTAAATCCTGAAAAGAGGACTTCTTAAGTGAAGCAAATGACATACGTATTCTCCGTATTTTTGTATTTTGTATATTACTGGTTCCTATCGCCGCTTACCCTAAACCAGCAAGGGGGTAACCGCAGTTGAATGAAAAGTGGGAGATTGGATTCCTGTATTACCAATAAGAGGAGGGCATTACTACAGTTAGTAAAATCACCTCTGCCTGAGACCCGACTGGTAAGTCGATTCTTCCGAAGAAGCAGCACCACCTGTGTCTCATCACCTTAACCAG